AGTATTATCTCGTTACCAAATTATGTACGAGAATTTACCTCTGTGGATGCAGCAAGGTATTAAGACCTGGAACAAAGGTGACGTTGAATTAGAGAATGGTTCAAAAGTATTTACCTCTGCCACTTCTGCCTCTGGTATTCGAGGTAAATCAGTTAACTGGTTGTATATTGACGAGGCGGCAATTATTCCTAATAACGTTGCCGAAGAGTTCTTTACATCAACATATCCAACTATTATGGCTGGTGAGACCACAAAGGTGTTGCTAACATCCACACCTTTAGGTTATAATCATTTTTGGAAGTATTGGAATGATGCTCAAGAAGGTCGTAATGGGTTTGTAGCATTACAGATACCCTACTGGAAGATTCCAGGTAGAGATCAAAAATGGGCTGACGAACAGAAGTCTGTGTTAGGGGAACTTAAGTTTAATCAAGAGGTGTTATGTGCATTTCTTGGTTCATCTAATACACTAATTGCTCCTGATACAATTGCTAGGATGTCTCCAATACCTTTCATGTATGAAAAAGATGGGTTAGATATTTTAGAATACCCTGTACCTGGTCATGTGTACTTTACAACAGTAGATACATCTAGAGGTATTGGTGGAGATTATTCTGCTTTTACGGTAATAGATACTACGGAATACCCTTATAAAGTTGTAGCTAAATATAGAAACAATAAAATTAGTCCTTTACTATACCCTACAGTAATTCACAAGGTATCTAAGGACTATAACAGTGCATACGTTCTGGTTGAGATTAATGATATTGGCCAACAGGTTGCTGATATTATTCATAATGACTTAGAGTATGAGAATATGATCTGGGTCGGTTCCGATGCCAGGTACGGACAAGTTCTATCTAGTTCTGGAAGAAGTTCTATTCTAGGGGTAAGGACAACAAAACAAGTTAAGCGCATAGGATGTGCAACTTTAAAATCTTTAGTAGAAGAAAATAAACTACTGGTTTTTGATAGAGACATTATATCAGAATTTTCAACATTCATTGAACACAACGGTGTATTTCAGGCCGATGAAGGTTACAATGATGATTTGACAATGACTTTAGTTCTTTTTTCATGGGCTACAAATGACCCGATGTTTAAAGATTTAATGAGTGCAAGTAATAGAGAAGCCCTCTATAGCTCGCAAATGAAGAATATAGAGGATGAACTGACCCCGTTTGGTTTTATAGATAATGGTAGATTTGATGAACCTGAGGTAGAGGTGATAGGTGGTGATGTTTGGCTAAATGACAAATATCAGAAGGACTATTCTGACTTTATTAAAGAACGTAATTGGTAATAGTCAAAGTTCGATATTTATAAATATACTGGTATAAAATTTGTTATGACAGAATAACATTATTAAGGAGAAAAAAGATGGCATTTCAGCTTTCACCAGGAGTTCTAGTATCAGAGAAAGACCTAACGTCGGTCGTTCCTTCTGTTGCTACAACGGCCGGCGGCTTTGCTGGCGCCTTCCAATGGGGACCCGTTCGTCAAGTAACGACTATAGATTCAGAAAACAACCTTGTAGATCAATTTGGTAAGCCTAACAGCGATACATACAAATCTTTCTACACAGCTGCAAACTTCTTATCCTATGGTAATAACTTGCAGGTTATCCGCGTTGTGAATGAGGCAACCGCAAGAAACGCTAAAGCAAACGCTTCAGCGACCGCAGTTATTATTAGAAACGACGAGCACTATGATTCTACTTATGCCGATGGCTCAGGTAGTAGTCAAGGTGAATGGACAGCCAAGTACCCTGGTGTACTTGGAAACTCATTAAAGGTTTCCATTGCAGACGGTAATGTATTTTCTACATGGACTTATGCTACTAACTTTGATGCTGCCCCTAGCACTTCTGAGTACGTCACTAACAAAGGTGGTTCACACGATGAACTTCACGTTGCTGTTATTGACGAAGATGGTTTATTTACTGGCGCTGTCGGTACTATTCTAGAGAAGTTCTCTTTTGCCTCTAAAGCATCTGATGCTAAGAGAGCAGACGGAACATCTGCATATTACAAAGATGTCGTTAACGCACAATCCAAGTACATATACTGGATGGGCCATACAGCTAACGTTACTGCATCAGGTACTGCCTGGGGTAACGCTGCTAACGCTTCCTTGTTTGCTAACTTGACATCTAACGTGACTGTGTCTCTGACTGGTGGTGTATCTAGTGATTCACCTGCAGACGGTAACATTACAACTGCACTTTCAGTCTTTGCTAACGATGAGAGATACGATATCTCCTTGTTACCTCTAGGTGCTGCATCTGCTACAGTCATTAACTATGCAATCACAAGCGTTGCAGAAGCAAGAAAAGATTGTATCGTATTTGCATCTCCAGAGCAGTCTGATGTTGTTAATAACGTTGGCGGGGAAGCAGCAGCCGTTGTTGGATTCCGCGAGACTCTGACATCTAGCTCTTACGCTGTCTTGGATTCTGGTTGGAAATATCAGTACGACCGCTACAACGATGTGTACCGCTGGGTACCATTGAATGGTGATACAGCTGGTCTTGCAGTACGCACAGACTTCGTTGCTGACCCATGGTTCTCACCTGCTGGTTTCAACCGCGGTCAAGTTAAGAACGTTGTTAAGCTTGCTTACTCTCCAACAGCAACCGACCGTGACACATTGTACAAAAAGGGTGTTAACCCTATCGTTACATTCCCTGGTAACGGTACAGTAATGTTTGGCGATAAGACATTGTTAGCCAAGCCATCTGCATTCGATCGTATCAACGTTCGTAGATTGTTTATCGTGCTTGAAAAAGCAATTTCAACAGCAGCCAAGTTCCAGTTGTTCGAATTTAACGATCCGTTCACAAGAGCTCAATTCAGAAATCTTGTCGAACCGTTCTTAAGAGATGTTCAAGGTCGTCGTGGTATTACAGACTTTAAAGTAGTTTGTGATGAATCTAATAACACAGCCCAAGTTATTGATAGCAACAACTTTGTTGCAGATATCTTTATCAAGCCAGCTCGTGCGATTAACTTCATTCAGCTCAACTTTGTTGCAACCCGCTCTGGCATTTCTTTCGAAGAAGTCGGCGCTTAATAAAGGAGAGTAAAAATGACAACATTCAACGTAGAACGTTTTAAATCCGCACTAACTAACGGTGGTGCACGTCCTAATCAGTTCGCCGTTCAACTTTCCTTCCCAACCTACGTAACAGGACAGTCCCTAGCAGTTGCTAGAGCGCCGTTCTTGGTATCGGTTGCTGAGTTACCTGGTCAAACAGTTAACCCTGCCATCGTTCAGTACCGTGGTCGTGAAGTTAAATTTGTTGGCGATCGTACATTCGCTCCTTGGACAATTACTGTTCTTAACGACTCTGATATGTCGATTAGAAACGCAGTTGAACAATGGATGGGAGGTATGGAAGACTATGCAGCTAAATTTGGCCGCCTCCAGCCTTCTGAATACCAACGCGATCTACAGGTCTATCAACTAGACCGTAATGGTAATGCATTGAAGGAATATAATATTGCTAATGCATTCCCAGTTGATCTATCCCCTGTTGCACTAGACTTTGGTGCTAACGATCAGATCTCATCATTCACTGTTACCTTCCAGTATCAGCACTTCACAACATCTAACAACCCGTTAGGTAGTATTGTGAACTTTGGTGGCATCTTTAATCGTTAATCTTTGAAATTACATAATGGCAATTAATCTATTTGGTTTTACAATTGGTCGTGAAGATAGGCAATCGGAGTTAAAGAGTCAATCTTTTATAACTCCGGTTTCCGAAGACGGTACCTCTACGGTTTCGGCCGGGGGGTATTTCGGCACGTACGTTGATATTGATGCTTCGGCTCGCTCGGAGAGTGAGTTAATTTCTCGTTATCGAGACATCTCTACCTATCCAGATGTGGATAATGCTGTTGAAGAGATCGTTACAGAGGCAATAGCTGCTGTAGACAGTGAAGACCCAGTCTATCTAGATTTAGAAAAGCTGGTGCTTTCTGATAGTATAAAGAAGAAAATTCGAGATGAGTTTGACGAAGTCATTTCTTTGTTAGATTTTAAAGACAAAGCACATGACATCTTCAGACGTTGGTACATTGACGGACGTTTGTACTATCAAAAAGTTATTAACCCTGCCCAACCCAAGCAAGGTATTCAGGAACTAAGATACGTTGATC